GCTAAGGGATTCCTTGCAGGTACTAAGGAAGCTATCGGTACTGTTAAGTTGCTCGACTTGGCTACTGAGTCTGAGTACCAGATCCAACGTCAAGGTACTCTGTTCGTTGCTAAATACGCAATGGGGCATGGCGTTCTTCGCCCTGAGTGCTCCGTTAAGGTTCTCCCTGCGTAGTAACTAACCCTTAATCTGAAGCCCCTTGGGACAATCCCCTTGGGGCTTCTTTTTAACTCTTTAACTTTATATAAATAATATGCCTAATCTGACATCTAAACTAGAAGCAGTAAATTCGATGCTAGGACACATTGGTGAGTCACCTGTGAACAGTATCAGCAACACCAACGCACTCCCTGTTTCCGCTGCTACAGCTATCTCTGCTCTTGATGAGATTAGTCGTGCTGTTCAGTCAGAGGGATGGCAATTCAACACAGAAGTAAACGTCTCCCTGAGCCCTGCTGGGGATGGCACTATAACTCTTTCAGAGGACATCCTTGAGCTAGACCCCATCGACACTTCAATAGATGTCGTACAGCGTGGTTTAAGCCTCTTTGATCGTTCTAATAACACCACAGTGTTCACTAAGGATCTCAAAGTGAACCAAACGCGTCTCCTTGATTGGGACTCTCTACCAGAGCCAGCTCGTCGCTATATCACTCTACGTGCCTCTCGTGTGTTCCAAGGACGCATCGTAGGCTCCCGTGAGCTAGAAGCATTGATTGCTCGCGATGAATACAAAGCTTATGCCGCACTAATGGACTTCGATAGCGGTAGCTCTGACAGAACTATATTTGACAGCTACGACGTAGCAACCAGAATTGGAATTAACCGTAACTACGACCTTATCTAATGGCTTTAATTAACACTTCGGTTCCCAACCTTATTCAAGGTGTCTCTCAACAACCTGATGCCACTCGTTTTGATGGGCAATGCGAGGAGCAGGAAAATGCTCTTAGCTCTGTTGCAGAGGGACTGAAGAAACGCCCTAACACTCAGCACGTTGCTAGGTTACTCACAAGTGCTATTAGCTCCAACGCTAAGGTACATTTCATTAACCGAAACGAGGACGAGAAGTATGTAGCTATCCACGATGGTACGCTACGCATCTTCAACCTTGAGACAGGAGTAGAAGCCACTATCACAGGCTCAGCATCCTACATCAACTCTAGTGCGCCTAAGGATGACATTGAGTTTACTACAGTTGCTGACTACACCTTTATTCTTAATAAGACACAGCAGGTAGATGCTAGTACAGCACTTAGCTCTGCTTTATCTGATCGGCCTTACATCTTTATTAAGCAAGGCAACAGAGGCGGTAGGTGGTCAATTATATATAATGGTACAACCTATCAAGTTGAGAGTGGAGGGGATGGCACAAATAATAAATATGCTACTGCTGGATGGGCGCGTGATTTATTCTTTTCCAATTCAACAGCAGCTGGTGCAGTCCAAACGGAACAAATTACGTTCGGTTCTAAAAACGGAGATACTGGTATTTATTTTAACAGTAATGCTCCTGTAACTTCTGTATCTGTCACAAGTTCTCTCAACGAAGAGGGTATTGGACTTGTTTACCAAGAAGTAGCTTCTATCACAGACCTTCCCGCTTATTGTATTAACGGGTTAAAAGTAAAAGTTGTTGGTGATATAGAGCTAAACCAAGATGATTACTACGTTAAATTTGAGACTGTTGATGGACAGGGTAGTGGTAATGGCTCTTGGGTAGAAACCAATGGTGACGAGGTAAGTCTAGGATTAGATGCTTCGACAATGCCACACCAGTTGGTAAACACAGGCTTAAATGCATTTACTCTTCAAACAGGTACATTCGATGAGCGCACTTCGGGGGATGATGAAACTAACGAACATCCTTCTTTTGTAGGTAAGAAAATCAAGTCCATATTCTTTCACAAGAACCGTCTAGGATACCTCACAGATGACTCTGTCGTCTTCTCGGTTGCAGGTAAGTTCTTTAATCACTACCGAGCCACCGTTACTACACTCCTTGATGATGCTCCTATTGATGTCAATGTATCCTCTACCAAAGTTACTCAACTTAAACATGCAGTAGGCTTCCAAGGTGACTTGATGTTGTTCTCGGACAACTCTCAGTTCGTTCTTAAAGGGGCTGATCTGTTGACACCTAAGACTGTCTCTATCTCTCCAGCTACTAGCTTTAGCGTAGATACTACCGTCCAGCCTCTGCCCTTAGGTTCCTACATATATTTTCCATTTAAACGGGGGAGTTACACAGGAGTTAACGAGTATGCTACAAACGCTAATACAGACACTTTTGATGCTTCTGAGATTACAGAGCACGTTCCCTCCTATGTACCTGCAAACATTAAAGAGCTTGTAGGGTCTACATCGGAGGAGACAGTGATTGCACTGAGTGAAGACGAGGATAGTTCCCTTTACGTCTACAATTACTTCTGGAACGCTAATCAGAAAGTACTGAGTGCTTGGTCTAAGTTCACCTTTGATGGCAACATTCGAGGCTTAGACTTTATTGAATCCGAATTGTATCTCATCTTAGTAAAGAACGGGGAGACAAATCTACTTAAAATGCCTATGGCTGCTGGTCTTTCTGATCCTGCTGGTTATACAACTCACCTTGATATGCGAGTAGCTTCTACGGTGCTTGATGGTGAGACTGAAATCACCCTGCCATACACCCCTGACGACGCCTCAGTAGAGGTCTATACGGATGATGGTTATCTTTTACAGGGCTCCAACGTAGGCTCCACTGTGACACTCAACAAGGCTGTTGTAGGAGACAAGAACGTATGGGTAGGTATTCCTTATACAATGAAGTATGTATTCTCTGAGCAGCTCTTTAAAGCTCAAGCAGGTAACGGTAAGAGTCCTTCTGATGCCGCTAAGCTGATGGTACGTAATGGAGCTATCTATTATGACAAGTCTGCTTACTTCAAAGTTAAAGTCACTCCTAAGTTCCGTGATACCTATGAGAACATCTTTACTCCTGATGTTGTAGGTTCATCCACTATTGGTTCCCTGAACCTCGACAGTGGCTTCTATCGCTTCCCTGTGTTCACTAAGCCACAGGATACAACCATCACCATCGAAAACGAGAGTGCTCTTCCGAGTACATTCCAGAGTGCCGAGTTTGAATCCTTTGTTCACTCCCGCTCTAACCGATATGGATAAAGTTCTCAGTACCCATGGGTCTTGTAAGGTAGTTGTTGCTACCCACGACCACATAGAGCGTATCTATCCGTACATGCGTAAAGCAGACCAGATAGAGATAGCCTGTATGGGTCACGAGCCCCGTCAGTCACTTTTAAGCGGCTTTGAGAACGATGACGTGACACTTACTGCTTTAGACTCTGATGATGTTCCCTTTGCAATGTTTGGTGTTGGGCAAGTAGCCGACCAAGCGTACATCTGGTGTCTTGGCACTGATGGTGTCTCTGACAATGGCTACGACTTCCTTAAAGCGTCCCGTGAGTGGACTCAACGATTAACCAAGCCTTATGGCGCAACCTTTAACTTTGTCCATGAGGATAACCACGTAGCCCTCAAGTGGCTCAAATTCTGTGGAGCAATCTTCATTCGTAAACTTACCTTTAGCAATCAACCCTTCTTTGAATTTATAATCCCCTCTAAATAATATGTGTCCTCCATTAATAGCAGCCGTAGGTGCTGCCGCAAGTTCCGCTGGAACAGCCATCGCTGGTCTAAGCACAGCCGCCAAAGCAAGTCTTCTCATAGGAGGCGCTCAAGCGGGTATGACCATCGTAGGTCAACGCCAACAAGCAAAGACACAAGCAAAAGTCCAAGCAAACGCATCGGCAGCAGAACGTCAGCGTTACCTCCACGAAGTGTCCTCTATGCGTATCCAGCAAGGACAAGAGCAGGTAGCAGCCGCACAGAAGATCCAAGAATCTATCCGTAAAACACGAGAGGCTAAAGCGACAGCTTTTGTAGCCGCTGGAGAACGAGGAGTAGCTGGACTTAGTGTAGACTCTATTTTACGAGACATGGATCGCCAACTAGGTCGAGACCAGTTTAACACCGCACAGCAACTACAGATGAACGATGTAGGACGCTCAATGCAGCTAGAAAATGCTGGCCTTGGTTTCACTAACAACATGCTTCGTATCAACAGACCTATCGAACAACCTAATTACCTTGGTTCTGCTCTTAGTGGCGCCCAAACAGGACTGTCCACTTATTCCGTAACCAAAGACCTTTAAACAATAATGCGTAAACAAGTACAACTAGACCTAGGAACACCCGCGTTATCCCCTACCGTACAACGTGCGGGACAATACAACGTAGCCGTCCAAGCAACCCCTAAGACCAACTCAGCGTTACAGCTAGCGCAAGCACTACGTGTGGCTCCTCAAGTACTAGGGCAAGCCAATAACATTGCTATGGATATGGGAGCTAAGGCAGCTTCTACTACTATGGACGTAGAGGGCGCTATGGATGACAAGGAAGCAAAAGGCATCCTTGGGTATGATAAAGCTTACCAACATGGTCTTATGAAGCGTCACTTCGTAATGAACGAAGAGGCTATCAAAGAACGCATCATGAACCTATCTCGCACCGACGAGGCTATGAAACAAACACCAGAAGAGTTCTTAGCAACAATGGAAGGTGAACGACAAGCGTTTGTTAATGAACTTCTGGATGAGTTTGGTGGGAACGCTAATCGTGAGCAAGCTATTCATGCACTCACAGGTTCCTTTGTAGACAACCTACGGGACGAAGCTACAGCCGCTTGGGTAGACAACAAGAAAGACCAAGCCTTTATGCAGCTATCTGCGAACACATCCAATATACTCAACAAAAAACAGACCGATGATGGCGTTGAAATTCCAATGGAAAAGCGAGTGTCTAAAGCTATTGACCACGCCCGTTCCGAGCTGAACGCTTGGGCTATTGACCTAAAGCCCTCCGAGAAAGCAGCCAAACTCCGTGGCATTATCACAGCGGAAGTAGCAGTGTTAATGGAGCAAGGTAAACTCTCTGAGGCTGAAGCTCTGTTAAATGAAGCTTCAACTTACAATTTACATGGTAACGCTAAGCTCTTTGGTTCCACTGAGGGCAAGAAAGAGATTTCAAAACTTAGGAATGAGATTGATAACGCTATCCTAGAAACCGAAGTAACTATTGATGATGAAGCGGATGTCGCAGAGGAGGCTTATGATACTGTTCTAAATGCCTACCTATCGCCTTCTATGAGCTTAGATGAAAAATTATTAGCAACAAAACAATTTCTAATAGCAAACGGCACTCCTGAATCTG